GTTAAGAGCTTCTGGACTGACTATAATCAGAAAGTTCAAAAGTTCTGGAAAGATGCTTTTGAAGACTACAAAGCAAACTTCTCAAAATAAGATCCTTTTTGATTGTTTAATCACTGGAATAATTCGCTTTATTCCAGTGATTTTTTGTTTTATACTATACTATAGATGTATAGGGTATGAACCCGGAGGTATTAAACAATGAAAAAAACAAAAGCAAAAGCACAAAAGAAAAATAAAAAATCTTTTCCTGATATGTCAGGTGACGGTAAAGTCACTAAAAAAGATATTTTAATAGCAAGAGGCGTAATCAAAAAAGGAAAGAAAAAGTAATGCCGTTGGCACGAAATAACTTTCCACAACAAACTGAAAAACCTATGAAAAAGAAAAAAGGACTATACGCAAATATAAATGCAAGAAAAAAAGCAGGAACTAGTAGACCTAAATCTAAATCTACTATAACTCCAAAAGCATATGCAAATATGAAAGCTGGATTTCCTAAAGGTAAAAAGAAAAAATAACATGGCTCTTGAAGTAGAACTAGATAAACAGAAACTGCAATATACCGATGATGAAGGTAAGAAGATTACTGTCGATGTAAATGAAGATGAAACTGAAAAAGCTGAAGAAGAATTTGAATCAGATCATTATGAAAATCTTGCGGAAACTTTAGACAGTTTTAAAATTTCAAGAGTAGGAAAACAATTAATCACTGCTTATGAAGATGATAAGTCTTCAAGAAAAGAATGGGAAGACCAATACTCTAAAGGTCTAAAGATGTTAGGTGTAATTGTTGAAGATAGAAACGATCCATTTCCTGGTGCTTCTGGAGTACATCATCCATTACTTGCGGAAGCAGCCACACAATTTCAAGCTAGAGCTATAGCTGAATTATTTCCAGCGGGAGGACCTGTTAAAACTCAAATAATGGGAAAACCTACAGATAAAAAAATAGATCAAGCTGCACGAGTTGAAGATTTTATGAATTATCAACTTACAACTCAAATACCTGATTACTTTAATGAATTAGATCAAATGTTATTTTATTTATCATTATCAGGTTCAGCTTTTAAAAAAATATATTTCGATGATACATTAGATAGAATTTGTGCAAAATTTGTACCAGCTGAAGATTTTGTAATATCATATCAAAATACAGATTTACAAACTGCAGAAAGATATACTCAAGTAATGAAATTATCAGTAAATGAAATTAGAAGATATCAAGTTGTAGGATTTTATAGAGATGTAGCATTAACTAAAACTCAATCTGATACTAATGTAGATGATCAAATTCAACAAACACTTCAAAGATTAGAAGGTATGTCTCCATCATCTGCTGATAGATTACATACAATTTTAGAAATGCATGTAGATTTAGATTTAGGAGAAGATGAAAATGGAATTGCTTTACCTTATATTGTTACAATTGATTATGATATGGAAGTTATTTTATCAATTAGACGTAACTGGAAAGAAGAAGATCAATTAAAACGTAAAAGAACTTATTTTATTCACTATAAGTATCTACCAGGTTTAGGATTTTATGGATTTGGTTTAATACAAATGATCGGCGGTTTACAACATGCTAGCACTGGAGCTTTAAGAGCTTTATTAGATTCAGCAGCTTTTGCAAATTTAAATGGTGGCTTTAGAGCTAAAGGAGCAAGAATTGAAGGTGGAGATATTACAGTATCACCAGGAGAATGGGTAGAAGTAGAAGCATATGGAGATGATTTAAGAAAATCATTTATACCACTTCCATTTAAAGAACCTTCTCCTACTTTACTTCAACTTTTAGGAGTAATGACAGAATCAGGTAGACGTTTTGCATCAATTGCTGATGCGATGGTAGGTCAATCCGCAGGTTCTGGGCCAGTTGGAACTACAATTGCTCTTATAGAACAAGGTTCTAAAGTATTTTCAGCTATACATAAACGATTACATCAAGCTCAAGGTAGAGAATTTAAATTAATTTATGAATTAAATGGAGAATATTTAGATGATGAGTATCCTTATGAAACGATTGGTGAGAAAAAAACTATAAGAAGAAAAGATTTTGATCAAGCAATTAATGTAGTACCAGTATCAGATCCTAATATTTCATCTTCTGCTCAAAGAATAGCTTTAGCACAGACTGGACTTCAATTAGCACAACAAGCTCCGCAGATTATTGATGTAAAACAAGCTTATAAAAGATTTTTAAAATCATTAAATGTACCTGATATAGAAAATTTATTAATTGATGAGAAAGAAACACCTCGTAGAGATCCAGTTTCTGAGAATATGGCAGTATTAAACGGTAAACCTATACAAGTTTTTGAAGAACAAGATCATCAAGCTCATCTTACAGTACACCAACAATTCATAAATGATCCTAGATTTGGTGGAACACCTGAAGCTAAACAAGTTTTATATGGTCAAATGTTAGCACATATGGGTCAACATATGGCATTTTTATATCAACAACAAATGCAAGCTTCAATCGAAGAAGGAATTCCAGTATCAAGTGGTCAGTTTAATGAAGAATTTAATGATAAAGAAGCAAAATCACTTCCAATAGAACAAGAAAATAGAATTGCTGCAGCAGCAGCACAAGCTGCTCAAAATTTAATGGGTAGTATGCCACCAAGTCCAGAACAACAACAAATGCAAATGGATATGCAAGAAAAAATGGCTAATCTTCAAATGAAAAATGAAGAATTAAATATTCGTAAAGCTCGATTTGAAGAAGGTGTTAAAACTAATGAGAGACAACAAGCTAGAAAAGATGCTGAAGTAAAAGCTAAAATAGTAGAAGCTGCTTCTCGAATTGCAAAACGTGATAAGTAGTATGGCTGTTAAAGCTGAAGAAATTAGACAAGCTAAAAAATTTTTAGAAAATAAAAAATTATCTATTAAAGTGATTAAACCAAGATTATTTGCTATGGCTTCTAAAGAATTAAATACAGATTTTGATAATACATTAAATGAATTAACGAAAGCACTCAATGGAAAAACTACTACAAGCTATAAAAAATCAAATAAAAAATCATAAAGAAGAATTAGGTAATAATTTGTTGTCAAAAGGTGTAGATAACATAGAGGAGTTTAAACGTCACTATGGTTATGGTCAAGGTTTAGATAAATCTTTACAAATTATTAGTGAAACAATTGAAAAATATAAAAAAGGAGAAATAGAAGATGATGAGTAATCAGCCGTGGGCTACAGAAGATGATATACCTACACCTACAAAAGTTCCACAACCAGTTGGATATAGAATTTTAATTAGACCTAAAGGACCTATTTCTAAAACGACTGGTGGTATTTATTTACCAGAAAAAAATCAAGATACACAAGCTTATTTAAATAGTGTAGGTCAAGTAATAGCAATGGGACCTGAGTGTTATAGCGATAGAAAAACACCTTGGTGTAAAGTAGGAGATTGGGTTTTGTTTGGTCGTTATGCAGGTGCAAGAATTTCTGTACAAAATGTCAAAATGGTGATAGTAAATGACGATGAGATCATTGCTTCACTCGAAAGTTCTGAAGTAGTATCTCAACAAATATAAACATACGTTATTGATTTAAGAATAACGCCAACATAGGAGATAACTATGCCTAACGAAGAAGAAATAAAAAAAGAAATTGAGGTTAAATTAGATGAACCTCTTTCTGAAAAAGAAATAGAGATAAAACCTAATGCTCTTGAAACTTTAACTCAAACTTTTGAAAAAGAAGAAGAACCTAAAGTTGAACAACCTAAAGTTGTTCCGCCTTATTCTGATGATCTTCCTTATTCTGAGAAAGTTCGTAAGCGAATTCAAAAAGAAGTTGCTAAAAGAGCTGAAGCTGAACAAAGAATAGCTGAATTAGAAGATAGATTATCTACAATGGAAAAGAAAACTTTAGACATTGCTAGTAAGTCACTTTCTAATCAATATTCTTCTATTTCTTCAAAACTAAAACAAGCTATTGAAGAAGGTAATACTGAAGAACAAATAAAATTGTACGAAAGTATGGCTGATATTCGTAGTCAAATGAATAAGACGCAAGAATATGCTTCTGAAATACCTAAAAAAACTGATCCTAAGAAGCCAATACCACCATTAGCATCAGATTGGGTAAAAGAAAATAGTAATTGGTTCAATAAACCTGGTTATCGTAAAGAAACAGCTATGGCTTATGGAATTGATGCTGAACTTACAGAAGAAGGTTGGGATGTAAATGATCCAGAATATTATAATGAGATGACTAGAAGATTAAAAGCTTCTAATTTACCTTATTTTAGTAAATCTGAAGATAGTGCTTCTCAAAATGACAAAAATGTGGTACAAAAAGCTAACAGAGTGCAATCTCCTGTTGCTGGAGTTTCTCGTAAAAAAGGAATCGACAGTAATCGAGTTAAGCTTACTTCTGAGGATTTAGATACTGCAAGAAAATTCGGTATCGATATCAATGATGAAGCGGCACTAAAACGTTTTGCTAAAGAAGTAAAAAGCTTTAGTGATACAGGACAACTATAGGAGCCTGACATGAAAAATAACAAAATAAAAAATGAAACTAGAGTTGAGAAATCAACTGTAGCTTCAAAGTGGCGCCCAACTAACTTATTGGAGGCACCTGAACCAAGACCTGGTTTCAAACAGAGATGGATTGCAACGATGGTTTTAGGACAGGAAACACCAACAAATGTGGCTAAACGTATGCGTGAAGGTTGGCAACCTAGAGACCTTAAAACAGTCCCTGATGCTAATAAATATGCTACGATTGAACATGGCAAATTTGCTGGTTATATAGGTATGGAAGGAATGGTACTCTGTGAAATGCCAGAAGAAATGGTAAACCAACGTAATGAATATTACGCACAAATGACTGAAAATCTAATGAGATCAGTCGAGATGGACATTCACAAAGTAGAACGACCTGGAAATCCTATAAGCCGTTCTTATAAGACCGAAGTTACAAGGGGCGGTTTTAAAGAGTAATAATTTATAACAAGGAGTTATAAAATGGCTAATACTAATGCTCCTAATGGGTTTGTACCTCTTAGGCATTTAACTGGCGGTGTTATAAGACCTCAGGCCTATCCTATAGCTAATGGATTTGCGACTTCACTATTTTCTGGTGATTTAGTAACATTGCTATCTGATGGAACTGTAGGAATTGGAACGAATGCTACAAACGCACTAGGTGTGTTTTATGGTGTTCAATACATCGATCAGACAAGTGGAGATGTAAAATTCTCCAAAATTTGGCCGGCAAGTACAACAGTCAAAACTAATACAGCTGCGACTGCTTTTGTATATGACGATCCAAATATAACATATGAAGTCCAGGGTGATGGAACTTTTGCAAATGCTAACGTAGGTGAACTTTGCAACGTAACATTTACTGCTGGTGAAACAATTTTTGGTGGATCACAACAAGAAGCTAATCTTGCTTCTTTAGCAACAACTGCTAAAGTTTTAAGAATACTACGACTTGTAGATATGCCAGATAACGCTGTGGGTGCGGATGCTAAATTAGAAGTGGTTATTAATAACCATCTATACGGCACACGTGCTAGCGGTATTTAAGGAGATTAACACATGGCACTGAATAGGGCGCTGTTTACCAAGCAGCTTAATCTTGGTTTAAATACCGTGTTTGCTATGGAGTATGATAGATATCCAGAACAATGGAGAGATATTTACTCAATAGAGCAATCATTAAAAGCTTTTGAAGAAGATGTACAAATGATCGGCTTCGGAGCTGCACCAACAAAAGCTGAAGGTGCTGCAATATCTTATGATAGTGGAAAAGAGGGTTACACTGCAAGATACGTACATGAAACTGTAGCTTTAGCATTCTCAATAACTGAGGAAGCTGAAGAAGATGGTTTATACGGATCTTTAGGTGCTAAGTATGCTCGTGCACTAGCAAGATCAATGCAACATACTAAAGAAATTAAAGGTGCAAACATCCTTAATAATGCAACTACTTCTTCAGTAGGTGGCGATGGACAATCTTTATTGTCTACTTCTCACCCACTAGGCGGTGGCGGAACAGCTTCTAACAAATTATCAACACCAGCGGATTTATCAGAAACTTCTCTTGAAAGTTTATTGATTCAAATCTCAACTGCGGTTGATGACAGAAGCATTCCAATAGCATTAACTGGACAAAAACTAATCGTTCCACCTCAATTGGTGTTCGTTGCTGAGCGTATTCTTAAATC